AAGTCAAGATAAATTTTTTGGCACCTCCTCTAAAATTGAGAGTTATTTTGCGTGATTAGGTTTGACAGTTTGACTTAAGTCATGAAAGCGTGGCAGATAGCCACGCCTATTATTAATTTACTACTTCTAAGCTATAATATTTATCTCGAATAGCTTTTTGTTCATCTTTGTTATACCATTCTATATATTGCTCTTTTGTTACAATTTTTCTTTGGTAAGTTGTAGGTGCTATTCTATCGGTAATAGTCTCTCTTTCTGTACCAACTCCTAAAGCATCAAGAGAAGAATGAGAATTAGTTTGATTTAATTGATCAATCGGTATCATAGTTATGAGTCTGTTTACAAGAGAGTACTGAATAAATAAAGTTTTATTGCCTATCTCCCCCGCTTCTTCAAAATAGCCATTATCTCTATAAGCAGGTCTTATAGCTGTAACATAGTGATAATAGTCTCTTTCCAAAAAATGTCCTCGAATAAATCCTATGCAGGTATCGTCTGACCTAAGGTATATACCTTCTGTCCACCAACAGTCTCTGTTTAAAACCTTAGAAACATCAAAATTATCTTCCTCAACGTTTTCTGAGTCATCAAGCATACGATCATTTTGAGCTATCCATTGCTGAATACGTAAGGTAAACTCATAGTCTGACTCCACAACACCATCCGCTCTCCAGTCAGAAAGTGCATCTTTTATTGCATCTTTATCTTCTAACTTTATAAATCTTGTGTATAATCGTTCACCTGTAGGTACTGCGTATCCCATAATATTAATTCCATGTTAAGTTGTAAGTTAAGCTCTTTTTATCAGAGCCGTTTATCCAAGTTGTCCAGTCGTCTTTGGTTATTTTTGAAACTCTGTACTCTCCTTGTTCTATAGTATATACTTGTTCATTTGTAGTATATAAGCTATCAAGTGTTTGTCTTACTGAAGTATTTATTGTTGACGTTGATGTAGGTATTATTATACTTGAGTCCTCTGCTTGCAGGGTATCATAGTAAAATCTATGTCTAGCGATAGTACTTTCAGTATAATATTTTTGACCGCGTTGTGCGGGTATAAGGGCTGTCATTTTTTGTTCTATAGATTTACCTACGTATCTTGTTATACAATAACCTATAGGTGCATTAGTAGACTTTAAGCATATAGTAAAGTTAAGGTGTCCAATTTTAGTATCCCCTAATATTGTTTCTGTTGAGGGAAAGGTATTGTTTTGTACATTAGCTTGATAAAAAAAGTATTTTTGGTCGTCTTCTGTTGGTAGTGCATCACTCGCCCATACTCCTGTTACGGCAGGCGCTATTATAGGCATATCTGACGATTCCATAAATCGTAAGTATATGCTGTCTGTTTCTATTTTTAACATTAGCTTTTGAAATTAAATCCTGTAAATGAAACTAAACTTGCTGAAACTGTAATACTTGTACCACCGTTAGTAAAAGTTACCGTCATAAAACTACTATTGTCACCACTAGATGTCGAAGTAGTGCCACTACCTGTAACATTATTTGTTATACCACCAGCATCTACATGGTTATTTGTTGTGTCTCTAGTAGCAACCCATTTTGCTGTTGATACTGTTGTTCCTGTACCATTTTTAAATGTAATATTAAATGTAAAATCAGTTGCTGTAGGAGTAAAACCTGCGTTACTTAAAGATGTCCAAACAAAAGTTTGTTGATTTACTGAGGCAGTTATTATTCCATTTCTAATACTTGTAGTTGAATCAGTATTATACCCCGCTGCCGTATGGCTAGAGTTAGGGACATTTCCAAGCCCTATTTCTGCCTTATCAAATCCAAGGTCTGTTACACTTTCTTTATCGATTAAATTTGGTATTGGGAATCCCCATGTGTATGCTGTGCCTCCTACTCCTACAATTCCTACGGACATCCATTGTAACTCTGTGCCACTTGGGACAGCAGGGTTTGCACTCCATTGTTGTGGAGAGCTTGGTACATTTAATCCATTTGCTGTTGGAGTTCCTGGTTTGTTAGCAAGGGTTGCATTATGATAAATAATTTTTACGCCTGATCCAGTTGAGCCTGATGCTCCCGGATTACCTTGTGGACCTTCATCTCCTTGGGCTCCTTGGCCTCCTTGGTCTCCTTGGTCTCCTTTAATTGCAGCACTTACTACAACTGCTGCCGACCACTCACTTGCAGCTATTGTATCAGTTCCTGAGTTAGAACTTGCAGTTGCTTGAATTACCCATAAATACTTATTTGTTGCAACTGTTGGTATAGATTGTGACCAACTATTTAAGTTACCCCCTGACAAAGCATTTGTAGAGAAAGTGTAAGTCATTGTACCTGTAGGGTCATTTGGTGCAGTTGAATTACTTGAAGATGTTTGATATAAACTAACCACAGCATTTGCATTACCCGCTGCTCCTGTTACACTTGATCCATCTTCTCCAACTCCACTATGAACTACAGAAGCAGAAAACTCTGAAGTAGGAATTGTATCTGTGCTTCCTGTACCACTTGCAGTTGCTTGTCTTACCCAAATATACTCGCCATTTGTAATACCTGGAGGACTAGTTGTCCAGCTATTTAAAGTTCCGCCAGATAATGCTGCAGTAGCAAATGTATATGTAAATGTTCCACTAAATGAAGTTGGTCCAGAACCAGTTCCAGAGCTATGTTTTCTATAAAGAGCGACTATTGCAGTATTAACACCTGCAGCACCGTCTGCTCCATCAGTTGTTTTATTAAGTGTTTGTACTTTTGTAAAAGATGTGCTTGTTCCTAATGAGTTTTTAACTGCTATTGTAAAAGTGATTGATGCAGCTTGCGCAGTGCAACTACTTGCATCTGCAAATCGTCTTGTATATGTAGAAACAGTCGACGCAGCTCCAACAGTTATGTTACTTGCGGAAGTAGAAACTGTAAATTGACTATTTCCAGTACCGTATGCAAGTGCTGTGCTGCCTCTAAATACTCGAATGTCAGTTCCTGAATTAGTATATGTTACTGTGCCTCCTGATGTAGTTGGAAGCGCATGAGCTTCGTTTGTAAGAATTATTGTTACTGCGTCTTCACCGTCTTGAATACCATAAACTGAAACAGAGTCTGTGGCTTTTTCTGTGCCATCATCGAACATAGTTACTTTTACAAGTTTTGCTGCTCCAGAAGCAGGCTCATCACTGTCTGCCATCGTATATGTAGCTGTAGTACCTGCAGATTGTTTTGTGACTCCATCTACCTTGAATTCATAAGTTGCAGTTCCTTGTATTCCTTGGGGTGCTGCAGTAAAAGTAATACTTGAGCTTTCATCTCCATCTATATTATAAGGTATTGCGTATTTATCTGCACTTAATCTAACTGTATATGCATCTGTTCCTGCAGCTCCAGTTGCTCCCGTTGCTCCGTCTGCACCATCTTCTCCATCTGCACCTGGAACACTACCGTAGTGCTCTAGTGAGTACGCGCTTGAAGCTGTTCTTGTTACTTTCGATAAAATTGTATCGCTAGAAAAATCTGGTTTAAAACTTTGTTTATATGCGAACTTACTTGAAAAAGATTTTGTTACCGAGCCTCTTACTGTTAAACTTGTATTACTTGTTACTTTGTCTACATACCCATACCATGCTGCTGTATTTTCTGCGTAGTCATTAGTACTTCCGAGACGAATGACATCACCTGCAGCAAAATCTGTTGTGAATGCAGTACTCGAACCCGTAACTGTGCTACTACCTGCAGTAGCTGTTATTGTTCCATTACATAAAGTTAGTCCATTATTACTTGCCCCTACTTCCTTCCACCATGTAAATCCACTTGTTGTAGACCCATAGCCTACATGGTATGTAGAATCAGTTTTTTGATCTATTGCTTTCCAAGGATCGCTTGCAGCTGCACTTGTGTCAAACAAAGCATACCCTACGCCATTCGAAGCGCTTAGGCCTGAAAAAGATTGGGTTCTTTGAGCATGTGTACTTGTACTTTGAGATATAGAATATTCTTCACCTGTTGCATCCGTAAAACTATAAAGACTGTTTGCAATATTATATGCTCCCGCAGTTGTAATACTTATTGGAGAACTCATTGTTCCACCAACTGCTAAGTTACCTTTCGATGTAGCTTTTACTGTTCCTGGTGCTCTTACTGTATTTGTAAATACTGCCCACTTAGAAACAGCCCCTCCGTTACTTACTGTTCTTACTCTTATATTATGAGTTCCTCCGATTGGATCTTTAACACGTAAGAATGTACGCCCTCCAGAAACTATCTCTCTTGTAAATTTTTCACCTCTTGAAGTGCCTGAAAGAGTATGCTCTACTTCAAAATGGGAAAGTTCAGAGTAGGGACTTTCGTATGATTGTATTTCTGTAAAACTTACACCTGTATCATGGGCTCTTGCTTTGCTTCCTAGTACTCCTCTTACTGCTGTAATATCACTTCCGCTTTTTGCAGTCCATTGTATTATTTCTTCATTTGAAGTTCCTCTTTCTATAATTCCGAAGCCTGTGTCTGTTGTTGCTGCTGCTCCAAGTGTAATTCCTGTTTCATCTATATCGAGCGGCTCATTCACATAACTGCTTGCTAGGACTCTGCTTGAAATTGTTGTATGAACAGGATTTGCCCACTCAATCAATCCTTCAAGCGTACCTGTCATATTTTCGGCTTGATTTGTTCCATCTGTGTCACTACCACCTGAAACTTGTTGAATAGTAAATGTTGCTTCGTCTGGAGCAGGAACAAAGTCTGTAATCTCTCCAAGTTTATTTGTTTGTACTATATGCTCCGATTTTGTATCGGGTAGTATTTTATAATCTTTCTCTATTATATCATATTTCTTGTCATTGTAAAGCGCTGCCCCGACAGTATATTGCCCATCTCCATCTTCACTAATACCCATAACACGGTACTGCTTTGGAGTACCAGATACTTCTTCATCATTCTTTGTGCCTGAGATTGCCCAAATAACATCACTATTTGGAACTGAAGAAAAAGCAGAACTAACAGCTATGGTGCTTGTAGTACTTGCACCTGTTGAAATTGTTTTTGTCTCTACTCTAGTATTATCATTCCAAGAAGTTAATAACGGATTGTTACTATCATCTTTTAAATTAGATGCTTTTGCTTCAGTATCTATAGCTGCTCCGTCTTCATCAAGAAGTATTAAGTCGCCTCTTACATATGCAGTTCCATTAATTGTAGCAAATTCTTCTTGTAAGTATGCTCCACCAGATGGATAAACTAAGTGTAGTTTGTATGTAGTATTTGCTGCTAGTACAACTGATCTATCTAAAGTTACTGCAGTAGTACTAGTACCTGTATTTATTCTGCCACTAAATTGAACTGCATTTAGTGTATAATCTTGAACATTGATTATGTCACCAGGTCGTATAAACGCTGCATTTACTGAAGTAGTAAACTTACATAGTTCAGTTTCTATTTTATCTGTAATTAATCTCCACTTTCCGATTCTATGTGCTTGACCTTCACTTGTGCAACCAAAAGCTGTAACATTTGTTGAATTTATTTTTCCTGTATCAATTATATTATCTACATCATCAACACTATGAGATTTTGACTTATACTGGTCTTGTGGGTCATTCCACTTAACTATAACTTGATTCTTTCTTATTCTTTCCGAAGTGCTTTCATATGCAAACTCACCATCTATAACATTACCTGAAGTAAATGTGTAAACAGGCTCTTTAGGTCTATCTTGAACAGGAACTAGTTGTCCATCCATCCAATAACATATACCTCTAAATACTGTCGCAAGATCTTTTAAAACTTTATATGCTTCTGTTCTTTTGTTAAAATAAGCATTACAGGTAAATCGAGGTTCAAATCCTCCCTTTCCGTCACTTACTAGCTCATCACAGTAGCGTGCAATTTGATAAAGAGCATACTTATCTACAAAGTCATCATCAACAAGGTCTCCAAGTCCATATCTCTTATCTCTTACTATATCGTAAAATACCCATGCAGGGTTATTGCAGTATACTTTATCATGATTTGTAGTTCCAACTGCAAAGCTAGAAGCATCTCCTCTGAAGTTTCCGTCCCAGTCTTGATATGCTCCTTGAGTTGTACCATTCGATACATGTCTTTTATATGATGGCGCATTTGCTCCCATCTCTTCTCGAGTTAAATAATTAGTAGGAACTTGAATTTTCTTTCCTCTTATATGATAACCTCTTTTGGGTTGTCCACTAAAATCTTTTGCATTAAAACTTATGCCTGCGTAAGCTGTATGAGGATATCTGAATTTATCGGTAAGTTGTGCCTCAACAAATTTGATAAAAGCTTCATTCATATTATCATGATGCCCTTGTGCTTTATTAGGCTCATTTACTCTTTGAAATCTTAATTCCCAGTTATCAAAAGGTTTATACTGTTCAATATTGTGAACATACTCCTCTTGAAACTTCTTTTTAGTTTGATTTACAATAAATCCATCATGTAATGAAGCTGAGGATTGGTCATTAAAGTACTCAAAACCTCCAGCTCTACCTAAGATATCACTATCACTAGGCCCTACGATTCTAACGGTATGAGTATCACTACCTCTATAATATTTAAAATCGCAAGTAAATTCAACCCATGAGTTATACTCAGTACCTGATTTTGTACTAATTGCAAAAAGTTGTGGGCACTCGATAACAAATTTTACTTGATCTGTTTCTGCTGGATTTGGCACTCCAACCTGAGTTGCTGTAACTACATGATCTCCAACCCCATTTGTTCCATCAAAAGTATTATTTTGATCCGTTCGTATATTTGGAGCATGCACAAAACTTGCTGTGGGATTTCCACCTGCTTTTACTTGCATAGGATTTTGATGTTTAGTTCCTGTTCTAAAAGCGTAATTTATTCCTTCCCAATTTGTTTTTGGTGTTTCTGTAGTGTAAGTTGTAGCACTTCTTACAGGAGGACTAAGAGTTGCGGCTACTCCCGACACGCTTGTTGTTGCAGCTGTTGTAGTAGTAACTTGATTATTTGCAACATCATAGGAAGCAATGACACTTACTAAATCTATTCCTCCACTTACTCCGCTTACGGTAGTGCTTATTTCTGGGTATACCTGTACGGATGTAGCGCTTGTATGTGATGTAATATAACCTACATAAGGGCGTCCATCTTGTCCTGCGCCTGCAATTTCAATACGTCCTCCTCCCTCTGTCATCATACCACCAGTTGCCATACTTGAAGTAAACCAACTTGTTGAAGCAGTGAGTGTTGTAGTTCCTGCAGTTGCACTAAATATACTAGAGCCTTGTTTTCCTGCTCCTTTTATTAAAATCTTTCGTTGTCCACCTTCGACATCTGCAAAATCTAAAGCACCTGTGGCTACTGTTACTGTTGTACTTCCAGCACTGACTGTTGCTGTAGTTTTAATTTCATTTAAAGTTTTGTAAGTATCAAGATCTACAAGACGTGTTCCATCTAAGTATATACTTGCCGAACCATCTACTAAACCTTCGATTTCCCCTTCTGAAAGTGCATCATAAATAACAGCAGTTTGATGAGTTTCTCCACTCATAGAACGCCCACCTGCTACTTGGTCATAAAGTGCTAAAAAAGCTTCTGATACATTTGCTGCCATTAGTCTAGTACCTCGTCTATTTGCATGTCTACTTCTCCTGCCCCTTCTGATACGCCTAGAGGTGTCATAACACCGATTCCAGGAATATAACTACGCCCTTTATGGGCTGTGTAACTTGTGTTAATATTTGCTCCACCTACTATCATTTCTCCATAAAGAACGGGAACTGCAACTCCTTGTACAGTAGTATTTTGTGGACCACTAAATAAATGTGAATCGTCTTCATTATCTGTGCTGCCATCAGGCATCATCATCTGTGCCAGTGTTTGTAATCCTAAAGATGTTCCAAGTGTCATCATTGTCCAACTAGCTATTTTCATTCCTGTGCTCACCGTAGCCTGACTTGCTGTGACAGACGCAGCCCCACTACTATGAGTACCTGTAGTCATAGTAGCCTCTGGTGGCACACCCATTTGATACCCAACATAAATCATAAATGCAGCAGTTATAAGTTTTGCTACCTTACTTTTTGATCCGACAGGTATTGGAGTAATTGTAATATCATCTTGTCCTAAAGAGAGCATGAGTTCTGACTCATCAATATAATCTTCGCCTCTCTGTACAGCAAAGTCGATATCATTATCTATACAATGTTGCATATAAGCATCGAAGCCAGACCTTTGACAGCTAACCAGCTTAAATATGTCTTGTATTTTAGATACATTCATACTCCACTTTTCTCCAAAGCGTTCTCCGAGTTCTCCTTTTAAATATACTGTTTGCACTTTTCGTTCCTTAAAATTTTTGTTTTATGCTTTCCCCAAAAGGGATATAATAATTCTCTACTTGATATTCTTCCCACCATATGATGAAGAATCAAGTCATCTCCTAAATATACACCACAATGATTTGGCACATCTGACATAATATTAAAATATAATAAATCATGTTTTTGTATACTTCCATCATCAACTTCATTCCAACCTTCATACTGCTCCCATAAATCTCCAAAGTAATCAAGTCCCTTATCCCACCAGTCCTCTTCAAACGCAAGTCGTGGCATTTCAATGTCAAATTTTTCATAGTATGATTGTACCAGTGAAAAACAATCATTGACACCAAATTCATAATTTCTTCCAACCAAAGGACGGTCTACTCGTTCTGGCTTTAAATGTTCTATTTGTATTTCAGGTATGCTGATTATATAATAATCAAGATTCAAACCGTTACATTGTTTAATATCAAGTTCACTCGGTTTTGCACTTGCATCAGGATGGCTGTGTACAACTGCCACGATGTCAGCTTTATGGCTTGCTCGAATGTAGTCTTGCGAGTCGATTATAAAATCATCTAAATCCTCTGCTACATTTTTACAAGGAAACCATATTGATTTACCTTTTCTTATTCCTACTACGCCGCAACCTTCTCTTGGATATTCAGCGTTAAAATGTCCTACTATTTCTTCAAAATGTGGTTCTATTATCATTACGATCTTGTTTTAGTTCCTGGAAAGCCTCCGAAAGGCAATGATTGATCTTTTTCACTTATAGCTCTGCGGACACTTCCATCTATATTTGAAAAACTAGACTTATACCTATTCGCACAACCTTTTAAAGTTTTGGAACATTGATCTCCAAGTTCCCAGTAGTCATTAAAATTAGGAGTTGCTTTATGTGCGCTTCCATTTTGAGTAGTTGTTTTTACTTTCCAAAGTCTTTTATGATCATCTTCTGATCCTCTGTCATATCGTACAAATTCATTGTAGTTTGGATTCGTATATGCTTTATACGTGCTACTCGCTGAATAGTCACTCCATACTCGTATTCTTTTAAAGTTTGCATTTGTATCAGAGGGAGTACCTGGATTGCTTGTACTTACTCTAGCTTGCCAGTAGTCATATGAGCTTTGACCTGTTGTAAAAGTTCCATCTGTATTAATTTGTGTAAGTCCTGATTTTGCTACTTTATAGTAGACTCCTTCTGTAACTGCTCCCGAAGAGTACGTATTAAGTGTTGAACTTGCACTTACTACTTCTTCATCTTTTTTATTAAAGTATGCAGTTCTAATTGTACCGTCTGTATCTGCAATTCTACTGTAAGTATTCCAAGTGCATCCACCATTTTGATTCGCTATCGATATTTCAGGGCTTGCTCCTTGATATTTCCATGCACATGCATTTGCAACTACTGAACGTCTCGGCAGAGATACTCCTGCTAGATCAAAGGGAGAAGCTAGTTCAAATTCTATGTGAACTGCTGTTTTTTCTGCAATTCTATCAATAAACCACATTTGTTGTGGAAACTCTATTGGCGGGTTTGCATCTCCAGATTGTCCATAGCAATACTTATATAAAGTTGTTCTTCTATATATCTTTTTGCCAAGTAAATCTTCGTTTGTTATTCCAATTGCATCACCAAATGTTGACAAAACATTCGCAACTCTGAGTGTTGGTCTAGCTGAGGCTCCTGCAGCCTGTAAGTCAATTCCAGATATTTCTATTGGAAGTGCTGTATATTCTCGAATAGTTCCCGGGCTAGTTCTATCTCTAAATTGGAGAGTCGATATGTCAGCTTCTAGTCCTGAATGAAAGAATGCATTTGTTCCAGGCAAATCAATTTCAAAGAGTTCAATAAATGCTGACCCTGGATCTTGTTTCTGTACATCCTTGATTACGTCTGTCATGATTCATAAACTCTTGTAAATGTTGCCGAGCAGCCATAGTAATCGCCTGTAGTATATGCTTGGCTCCATTGTTCGCAGATTACTTTAATAGCAGTTTCTCCACTATTATTTGAATCTGGAATGGTAAATGTAAAGTTTGTTACTCCGCCCTTGCTTGTAAAAAATGCAGTAATATCATCTATTTCTTCTTTTGTACGATTTGCAAAAGATACTGAGTATGTTTGTTGTAAGTTGTTTATTCCTTTTGCAAGTCTTTGTTGATATCCGTCGCCAAAGTTTGCTACGAAACGATTTGGTGAGGAGCTCGCACTCATCATCTTATCAGGACGCCTGACTGTACTTGTTAAATCTGTAAATCCTATTGCCATTTTTAGCCTCCGCCATACGGACTAAGTATTCCGCCTGGTCTTTGTTGTTTGTGCATTTCTTCTTGCACTGCGGCTGATACTGCTTTTGCAAGATCTGCTGCTTGTTGTCCATTATTTGCTGTAAGGTTTGAACTTGCTTGTCCATCTGCTGCAATGTTTACTGTAACATTTGCAGTTCCACCGCTACCCTTCATTACGACAGGTATACTTCTTCCATCAGGTAAAGGTACTACGGCTTCGTTGTATTTTCCTTCACCTG